AAAATACAATTTTATCATTTTGTTTTACAATTTCTCCATCAATTAACGTATTTGTATATCGTTGTGATTTTAAATTTGTTTTTGTAATTCTATTTAAATTGTTATCAATATAATATACGTATCCACTTTTGTCAATTATCATAAAAGCTCTTTCACCATCAGCTTTATCTGTTACAGAATAATTTTTATATAACATTGAAATTTTTTCTTTATGTAATGTTTCTGGTTGTGCACCTATAAAATAATTACCATTTATTAAATTTCTATATTCTGACAAGATGTATCTTCGTTCCATATTAGAAATAACATAAAAACTATCTTGACGCGTCTGTAAAACAAAAGTAATTGTGCCTAATATTGAGTTTAAATCAAAATTGTTAATTTCAAATTCTACTTCATATTTTAATTGCGTTTTACCATTTTTAATTTCTTGTTCTACAATAGTCAAATCTAATTTACCAAAAGAGAATTTATATGTAGTCCTGTTTTTCTTTCTAATTAATTCATAATTTTCAAGATCCATAATCTTCGATTTATCATAACCCTTTTCGTAACTACTTGAAAATCTTATATCATAATCATAAATATCATACGTCTTGCTAACATTTTTAACCATAAAAGTTTCAGAATTATCTTTTTTATTGACAATTCTTTTAATATTTCCATTTTCAGTAGGATTTTTATAAATATATTCCTCTGTTAATAACGTATCATGTTCAACCTGTCGTAACATCTTTTTTAATTTATAAAAATTTTCAATTTCAAAATTCGAATCAAAACTCTTGTATTGTTTATCCTTGTTTTGATCCTGATAAAATTTCCCAAATCTAATCTCAAATTCCATTTTCTTATCTAAAGAATCCAACAACATACGCTTTAACACATCCACGTGTTTATCACTTAAATTCAAAAATTCACTCATCTTAATTGTTTATATAGTACAAATAATTAAAATTTACAGTTATTTTTCAATTTTTTATATACTTAATATATTACCCATTCTAAATCACCCTGATAAAAATCATCTCCTACTGTATTTTGTAAAAATGATAATCCAGCTTGACCGTATAAATCTATCACGTTAGTGTAATCACATAGACCCCCAATAACTTGACCTGTATTTGGATCTATAAATGATGTATCTGTAATAGAACATGTATCAATAATTCTACCAATATACGTCTTACCATTTACCGTAACATTCATCATTTTACCACACCACGGTATATTATTAGGATCTGCATTAGAATACTTGTCATTCCAATCACTTAATGTAAAACCTAATAACAATGGATTTACGGCTAAACCATTACCCGGTGGAATATCTCCACCATAACACTGAGTAACCGTATCCGTAAAATATGTTAAAGTAGCATTTCTACCACTTGTAATTGGAATATCACTTATAGGCCCAGTAGTCTCTGTAGGTACACTTGTTGTACTTGACACAGAACTTGTTGTAGTTGACATAGAACTTGTTGTAGTTGACATAGTTGACATAGTTGACATAGATGTCATAGATGTAGTTGTTTTATGACATCTTTTTGTTTGCGTGGTTGTCTTTGATTTCAATGGACATCCATTAATCAAATTTACTAATAAAAAAATCTCTATAATAATTTTCATTAATTTAAATATTTTTTTATCTTTAAATTAATTAAAACATTTATTTTGTTTATTTTAATTAAAATGTTTATTTTAGTTATTTATTTATTAAATTGCCATTGGTGCTCGTATACTAGGATGTGGATGGTATCCGATAATTTCAAAATCTTCAACAATGATGTCTTCTATAGCTTTATCTTTAACATCGGGGTTAACTTTTAATTGTGGTAGAGGTCGTGGTGTTCTATTTAATTGTTCAGTCATTTGAGCTAGGTGATTTTTATAAATATGTATATCACCACCCATATAAACTAAACGTCTTGGTTTCATATTACATTTTAATGCTAAAATATATGTTAAAACAGTATAACTAAAAATATTAAATGGATTACCTAAAAACAAGTCATTTGATCTCATTGTAAACAAACAACTTAAATATTTCTCATTAGCCTCTTCTTCAACGTAAAACAAAACTGAATAGTGACATGGTGGTAGTGCCATTTCATCCATCTGTAAAGGATTCCAATAAGACATCATTATTCGTCTATTAAACGGATCGTTTTTTAGAGTATCTATTATATATTGTAATTGATCAAATCCACCTATTTTTGAAGTATCTACATTTGATGTATCAGAAAATGCCTGACTATACTTTGCTCCAAAAAATCTCCATTGCCATGAATATCCTGGTCCAAGAATTCCCTCATCATAATGTGTTAATCCTTTCTTATCAAGAAATTCACGTGATGTATTTCCATCCCATATTTTGACACCTTGTCGTTGTAAAATTTTTGTATTGGTGTCTCCACGCATAAACCACAAAAGTTCTTCAATACAATGTTTCCAAGGAACTCGTTTTGTTGTTAATAATGGTACAGTATTAGATATATCAAATTCCATTTTATCACCAAATATACTTATTGTACCAACATTTGTTCTATCTATTCGTTGTTTACCATGTTTTAATACTTTACAACACAAATTGGTATACTTATTTTCACCTGTTTTATAATTATGGTAATAATTATATTCTAAAAATCTAAAAGTAACATTATAGACGTTGTCATTATGTTTATCTGATACATTTACTAATTTATACCTTTCGTCAAAATGACTCATAAAACAATCGGGTTCTAACCCCCGTTCTGGTTTAAAATCATATACTTCTGTTAAATATATTTTTTGTGGTAAAAGATTGTTGTCTTTATTATTTAAAAACAAATCATATATTTGTCCTCCACCTATAACAAATACATTAGAATCTGTCCGTTTATAAAAATCTAAAAATTGTTTATATGTTAGAAAATATACATTTTTTGTAAATTTAGTCCAAGGAAAAATAGGATAAGGTGATAATTTTAAAAGATCTTTATCATTTGTCAGTACTAAATTTAATCTATCTTTTAATGGTCTACGTTCTCTAGGAATAGAAAACCAAGTTTTTCTTCCCATTAAAACAACATTTCTATCTTGTTTTGGATTGTAAATATCACCACTATTATTTGATGTTATCGTTTTAAAAAATTTCAAATCTTCTTTTAATCTTAATAATAAACCATTATCTCTTCCAATTGCTAACTTATTTTTATAATTAATAATACAACTTATTAAATTTATTGGCATTTTTACAAATTAATTTTTACAAATATTAATCGTTTTTTTTTTAAACATTACTTTAATTTTTAAAAAGTAATAAATATATTTTTTTTTAAACTACTATTAATAATACATTTACTTTTATCGTTTAAAACACTTGATAAACAAACGATATTTTTATATGTTTCAAGACCTCTATTTAATAAATTTTTTAATCCTTCACAAATATTATGAATATATATATTATAATTTATAAAATCACCTAATATTTCATCAGCTAAATATTTCAAATATCTAAAGTCTGATTCTTCGCATAATTTTTTTATTACACTACATCTTATTATCACAAAATTGTCATGATATCCATTATTGGTAAAATTTATATTATCATATTTTAATTCATCTAATATTAATTGTAAATGTTTTTTATCTCTGACATGTATAATTTTATGAACTAATATTTGGTAATCTAGCGTAGTGGTTCCTTTAAAATATCGTTTTTTATTTTTTAAAAATTGTTTTAATAATTTTGTTCTTTTATTTAATATTAAATTTATAATTATATTGTGTATATTACCTTTATATTTTTGATCAAAAGATCCAAAACAATGTTTATAAAACATGTAATCTATAATTAACATAAATCTCCAATTCTGTAAATTATCTAACAACATATCATCTATAACAAAATCTAATACCGTTATTGGAATTGTAAAATTCCTCAATATTATATTTAATTGATTATTATTAGAATGTTTAAATATATATATTATATCAGATAATGAAACACTATATAAGTCTATAGTTGGTATATATTTATATTCATATTTATAGTCATATTTATATTCACATAAATTAGCATAATATTCAAAAAGTATATCACAATCCAACTTATTTTCTAACATATAAAGTAAAAAATCTATTATATAAGACGATCTATGATATTTAAAATGATTATACGTTTTCATAAGTACATTGTATACATTATTAATATCACTATTCTCTAAATTTAATGGTCTTTGTAAATTAAAATAAGATAAAATTTTCCGTATTAGTATTTTATTAATATATTCTTTATTTTCTAAATATAAAGTTTTATATACACCTTTTGTTACAATAAATAACTTGTAAATATCACATATATCTAAATATTTCGTTATTTCTAAAAATACATCAAAACAAAAAATATTACTTAATAATTTATTATTAATGTCATTTTTCATTATATAATACTATTAAATATAATATTATTTAGATTTAACCAATAAATCTATTTTATTATAAATATATCCACAAAATAAACCAGATATCATACTTAATCCAGAAACTGTACCTACAAGTAATTTAGCCTGTCTTGTGTAATTTAATCCTTTCATTATTTATTTTTAATTGTTTTAATATGTATTAATATTATATTCAATTTTATAATAATATACATAAAATAATTTGTATGTATATAAAAATTATTTTATTAACATAATATATAATGGCTTCAAATTACAATAATCCTATTAATATACTGGATACTAAAAACGCAACTGGACTAGGTTCTGGTGGATCTTTAAATGTAGAAGGTGGAGCATCAATAAAACAAGATACATTTATTGGTGGAAGTTTAACTGTTTCTGGAACAAGTACAGCATTTTCAGATAATATAATGATATTGAATAAAAATCCGATATCTACAAAAGATACTGGTATATTATTTGAAAGATATAATTACGTTAATGATAATAAATATTCTAGTTTAGTATACAGTGAAACAACTGATGAATTTATATTTGGTTATGCGAATTCAGATAATTCAGGAACAGGTATAACTTTTGGAAATTATATTCCTATACGCGCAAATCAGTTATTATTAATGTCTACAGAAAATTCAATTGGATTAGGGAGTGGGGGGTCTTTAACCATATTAGGTGGCGCCTCAATAAGTAAAACTTTGAACGTGTCAAATTTATCAGTTATTTCTGGTGGTAATACTACATTAACTACAACTGGAGGAAATGTAGGTATTGGTACATCTGCTCCTGCAAAATCTTTAGACATTGTTGGTGATATTAATTTAACTGGAGATTTTTATAAAAATGGAGATTTATATAATCCAGGGTCACAATGGACATCTTTTAGTAATAACATCGCTTATACAAAAGGAAACATTGGTATAAATACAACATCACCCAATACAACATTAGATGTTAATGGAACTGCAAATTTTAGTAACGGTATTACAACAAGTTCAGTTAATGCGACAAGTTTAATTTCATCTACATCTTACACCGGAGGTTCTATGAATTTATCAGGTGATTTAGTAGTTGGTGGAAGTGTTGTTACTGTAAATGTAACTACAACTAACGTAAAAGATATAAACATTTCAACAGGTACTTTAAATGTATCTGACACAGCATATTTATTTAACGCAACTATACCTAATTTATCTTTAACAAATGCTGTTTCAACAAATGTAAGTAGTGGAACGCTTAATTTGTCAACTGGACTTACTTCTGCTAGTGCTCAAATTACAAATGCTAACATCACAACTGCAACAGTTCCTACTTTATTAACGACCAATCAAATTTCTACAAATGTAAGTAGTGGAACGCTTAATTTGTCAACTGGACTTACTTCTGCTAGTGCTCAAATTACAAACGCTAACATCACAACTGCAACTATACCTAATTTATCTTTAACAAATGCTGTTTCAACAAATGTAAGTAGTGGAACGCTTAATTTGTCAACTGGAATCTCTTCCGCTAGTGCTCAAATTACAAACGCTAACATCACAACTGCAACAGTTCCTACTTTATTAACGACCAATCAAATTTCTACAAATATTTCTGGAGGAACTATTTCCGGGACAACATTTACTGGAGGATCGATGTCTCTTTCTGGAAATTTAAACGTTGCTGGTACTTTAACTACGGTTAATATTACTTCAACCAATTTAGTTAATACAAATGTTAGTGCTGGAGTTGTTGTTGCAAGTACATTACTTTCAGCTACAGGAAATTCAAATACTATCGGGTCTATTATTACAACTGGTGGAAATGTAGGTATTGGTACTACTGCTCCTTCTGTAAAATTAAGTGTAGTGGGATCTGAAACGTCTGCTAATGGAGGAAATTCTGCAATTATTATTCAAAACACTGCTGCAACATCTGGTAATAAATGGTGGTTACGCGCAGGTGCAGTAGGAACAAATACACCAGTGGGTGGATTTAGTATAGCGGATGATTTTGGATATAAATTAGTAATTGGGTCTTCTGGAAATGTAGGTATAGGTACAAATACAATTGCTCCAACTTATACTTTAGAAGTTACTGGTACATGTGATGTTTCAACAAGTATTACTACAGCTGCACTTTATTCAACAAATATTACATCAACAAATATTGTTGGGACAAATATAAGTGTAGGTACGTTATTAAATACCAATCAAATTTCTACAAATGTTTCTAGTGGAACGCTAACGGTGTCCACAGGTCTTACTTCCGCTAGTGCTCAAATGACTAATTTAAATGTTACAACTGCTACTGTAGCTACATTGTTAAATACAAATTCTGTTTCAACAAACATATCTGCAGGTACGCTAACGCTTTCCACAGGTTTAACATCTGCAAGTGCTCAAATTACGAATGAGAATGTTACAACTTCAACTATTGCTACAGCTCGTATAACAACT